TAGAAGTAATGACTCAGACAGAGTTTAACTTATACTACACGCAAAATGTGTGGTGGTCTAAAGCTCAAAAGTTTTTAGGGCTATGAAGATAGACTTTGCACAGATAGGACTTACAGGAATAATCATTTGTTTGATATGGATTTTGGTCAGTTACAATATATGATTGACTCTGCTGAGATTTTAGAAACGATCAGCAAGTGGCAAAAGAAATCAGACAATGAAGAACTGCAAAAGATATCAGAAGCAACGATGCGACTCGTGTTCTATATTAATCAATTAGAGTTAGAACGATACAGCTACAAGCGTATCTTACGAGAGGAACGTCAATCTGTTCAAAGACTTGTAGAACGAGCAAGACGTGCAGAGAAAGAGTTAGATAAATTAAAAGAGAATAAATATGGATTATAGCGATTGGCTAAAGTACAACGAAGAACCTGAGTATACTTGCCCTATGTGTGGCACTGAGGTTAGAAGGTTAGCAGAGTATTGTAGTGGAACTTGTTTTGAAGCAGACCTAAGATGAGCGAAATAACACTACTAAATGGGGAACGCTTTAAGAAAGACACCCTCATAGACTTGCTAAAGGAAGATGAGTTTTACTATGGGTATATGGCTAAGGCAGCATTAAGCTCATCATCAATCAAGATGCTACACCAAAGCCCAAAAAAGTATAAGTTTGTTACAGACTACGGTTCGCCTGAATCACAGGCGTTAAGAGATGGGTGGTTGTTTCATACCGCCATCCTCGAATCCTCAGTTTTTAACGATCAGATATTTGTAGATGTGCAAAGCAAAAACACAAAGAAGTATAAGGAAGCATTAGCAGAGCATGGCAAAGTATTTACGATGAAAGAGAAACGAGATGCTGAAAGATTAGCTGATGCGTTCCTAAGAAACGAACAGGCATTAAGACTATTAGACAATAGCGAGTTTGAAGTACCTGCCTGTGGAATGATAGGTGGTTATCCCTTTAGAGGTAAAGCAGATGTATTAGGTAAAAACAAAATCGTTGACCTAAAGACTACAACTGACGTAAAGGGCTTTCCCTACTCAGCTCGTAAGTATGGATATGATATACAGGTGTACATCTACTGCTCATTGTTCAATGTGCCTTATAGCGAGTTTAAATTCGGTGTAATGGATAAAGGAACTCTTGACATAGCGATATACGATGTATCAGAAGAGTTTTACAATGAGGGTAAAAGAAAAACACACGAAGCCATAGAAGTTTTTGAAACATTTTTTGTACATGGTGCAGACTTAGATAATTATTGTTTAACAGGTACATTATGATATTAAATACAAGAGCAGTAGATTTAGCAACAAAAATACAAAAGCTAACAGGTGTTAACGTCTTAAATAAAAGCAGAAAGAGAAGCGTAGTTGAAATAAGAGCGTTGTTCAATAAAATACTTTATGATTTTAGTAATATGACCTTAGCTCAAATAAGAGATTTTTACATTAACAAAGGTAAGCCAATGAATCATGCAACTGTTTTGCACTCGTTACAGAACTTTAATATGTATAGAATATACAACCCAAAGCTCAATGAGTATTTTGATGAGATGATAAAGCAACACGAGCTATCGACCAAATACGAAAAACAAAAAGCAATAGAGCATAAGGTAAAATACTTGTCTGATAAGAACTTAGATAAAGCACACGCCTTAGTAAACAAGCTATTTACAAAAGAACTTATCGGATAGATGAAAAGAAAAAAGACGAAAGCTGAAATAGATAAGGATATTAAGTTTATCCCTATGCCTGAATGGCAGAACACTTATCAATACCACAAAACAAACAAAAGAGCGTTATACGTAGATAAAAATAAAAAACGATGAAACATAAATTAACACAAGAACAAAGAATAAAACAACTTGAAGATTTAGCGGAAGATTTGTTATATAGAACATCTGACTTATCTAAAAGAGTTACCCACTTACAACTTATAGAACATAGTAGAAACAAGGGTACACAAAATTCAGAATAAATACGTTATATACTTGAATAATCAACTTTTTTCAAGATGCATGGTGGATCAAGACAGGGGGCAGGTAGAAAGCCCAAAGCAGACGAAGCTAAATTAGTAGAGCGCTTAGATGCAATCATAGACAGTAACGAAGCGTTATCACAATTAGGTAAGCTCGTAGCAAAAGGCGATATGAGGGCAATCCAACTATACCTTAGCTATCGTTATGGTAAACCCAAAGAGAGCATGGATATCAACTCATCTGAGGGGCTAAATATAAACTTTAAGGACTTAATTAAGTTTGTCGATTAACATACATAAAAAGTATTTACCAATATCCACAGACGAAAGTAGATACTTTGTAGTTACAGGTGGCAGGGGTTCAGGTAAGTCTTTCTCAATTAATGCCATGCTTGTTCTACTTACTTACGAGCAAGGGCATACAATACTATTCACACGATACACTCTTACGTCTGCTCGTATCTCTATCATTCCTGAGTTTATAGAGAAGTTAGAGCTGATGGATTGTATAGGCGATTTCCACGTTACTAAAGACGAGATAATTAACAAACACTCAAACAGCAAAATAATCTTTAGAGGTATCAAGACAAGCTCAGGCGATCAAACAGCAAACCTCAAATCCCTCACAGGTATTACCACATGGGTAGTAGATGAAGCAGAGGAACTAACAGACGAGCAGAAGTTTGACACCATTGACCTGTCAGTAAGACAGCAGGGCAAACAGAATAGAGTTATCCTGATACTTAACCCTACAACCAAAGAGCATTTTGTATATACACGATTCTATGAGGACAAGGGTGTGCAAGAGGGTAGCAATACACGAAAGGACAACACCACCTACATACACACTACCTACTTAGATAACATTGACAATCTATCCAAAAGCTACATAGAGCAGATAGAGCAAATGCAAAAACGCAGACCTGAGAAGTACAAACAACAGATGTTAGGATCATGGATGAGTAAAGCTGAGGGTGTGATATTTGATAATTGGACTATTGGCGAATTTAAAAAGAAAGGTGTTAGCGTATGGGGTCAAGATTATGGCTTTGCTGCAGATCCCTCAACCCTTGTAGAAACAAATATAGACACAGATAACAAAACAATCTATTTAAGAGAATGTTTTTACCTGCCACGCCTTACAACCTCACAGATAGCACAACTCAACCTTAAACACGCTAAGGATGGGCTTATCGTAGGCGATAGCGCAGAGGTACGACTACTACACGAAATAAAAGCAAAAGGGTGCAACGTAAAGCCATCAATAAAAGGTCAGGGCAGTGTTACCTATGGTATATCTTTATTGCAAGACTACGATCTTGTGGTAAGCCCTGATAGCACAAACCTTATTAAAGAGCTGAACAATTACAGATGGTTAGAGCGTAAGTCTAACACGCCTGTTGATGCTTACAACCATCTTATAGATGCGATTAGATACAGCGTAGGTTATCAATTACAAAATCCAAATAGAGGGCAATACGCAATTCGCTAAAATCAATTTTTTTTACGTTATATATATATGAAGTTTGATATAGAAGTACCTGAGTCACTTAATGAAATAACCTTAGAGCAATATCAAAAGTATCTTAAAATACAAGACAACAACGAGGACGAGAAGTTTTTAGCTGTTAAGATGATAGAGATATTTTGTGGGATACGTGGCGATCATGTACTACTGATGAGGGCTACTGATATTAATAGCATAGTGCAGATATTGACTGAGATGCTAAACAACACCCCCAAGCTGCAAACTATGTTTAAGATGAAAGATACGCAATATGGATTCATACCTAAGTTAGATGATATGAGCTTTGGCGAATATATAGACTTAGATACGTTTATTGGCGATTGGCAAAACATGCACAGAGCCATGAATGTTCTATACAGACCAATTACGAATCAGTATGGCGATAAGTATAATATAGAAGAGTATAGTGTAGATGGTGCAGAGCAAATGAAAGATATGCCCATGAGTGCAGTCTTAGGTTCTATTGTTTTTTTTTACAATTTAGGGATGGACTTGTCGAAAGCTATGCTGAACTATTTGGGGAACGAAGAGATGAACTTAGCTCTGCATCTAATTTCGGACGAAAATGGGGGTGGTATCAATCACTTTACGCACTCGCTCAGGGGGATATTGGACGATTTGAAGATATCACTAAACTAAATGCTCATCAATGTTTATATGCCCTAAGTTTTATGAAAGACAAAGCAGATTTAGAAGCAAGACAAATAAAAAGTAAATTCAATGGCTAATCAAGGTGCAAGAGGGTTTTATCAAATAACCAACACAATCAAAGACCAACTACTCGCTGATGATAACATCAATACAGTTACCACAGGCGATATCACAGACATTGATCTAAACAAGCAAACCATCTTTCCACTCGCACATATTGTAATTAACAACGTAACATTAGAGGAACAGGTGCTAAGGTTTAGCATGAGTATCCTTACAATGGATATTGTTGACCAAAGCAAAGATGCAGTAGTAGATGTATTTAGAGATAACGACAATGAGCAAGACGTACTCAACACACAACTTGCTGTTATCAACAAAGTAATTCAGGTACTTAGGATAGGCACGTTATACACATCAAAGTATCAGTTAGATGGCGACCCAAGTTGCGAACCATTCTACGATCGCTTCGAAAACTCTGTTGGAGGATGGGCTACAACCTTTGACGTACTTATAGAAAACGATATTAACGTATGCAGCTAAAAGAAACACAGACAGCCCTAAGAGCTTTTGGCAAGTATGTAGTGCAACAGGCACGAACAAACCTTACTAAAGGCAAAAAGAACACATCAAAAGAGTTGTACGATTCTCTTGGGTTTACTTTAGAGGAAGTGAGTCAGGGTTTTAGACTTTACTTTGAAATGGAAGATTATGGTATGTTTCAAGATCGTGGTGTCAAAGGTGTGCGTGGTGGTAAGTCTTTAAGCAACTTTAGTTACAAGCAATCCTCTAATCTCGTTGGGTTAGAAAGTGCCACAGGTACGTTTGGTAAGTGGGCATCAGCAAAGCGAATACAGTTTAGAGATAAGAAAGGTAGGTTTTTAAGCTACAAGCAGACAGGGTTTGCACTTGCTACGATTGTAAAGAACTATGGTATCAAACCATCTATGTTTTTCACTAAGCCCTTTGAGAAAGCATTTACGAACCTACCAAAAGAACTACAAGAGCAATTTGCTAAAGATTTAGAAAACTTAATATAATGGCTACAAAGATAAACGTAAGAAGCCCCTTTTATTTAAAGGTATCACAAACAAACATTGCAACAGCTACACTCAACTTATATGTGTACACAGGTACATTTGTAGCAAACGCATCAGTAGCCAACCCCAAGTACACGATTACAAAAGATGTACTCACAGCAGGGTTTATTGTGTTTGAGGTTGCAGAGCTTGTAAGAGATTATCTTGAGATAGAGTTTGATGGCACATATAGCAGTCAGGTTGTTTGGGTAAATGCAGTAATATCAACGACAGTATCAAGTGGCTCTGCGAGTGCAACAGTATCGCCTGACAACACAAATGGTTTTGTAGCTTTTGATGGATATGGCTATTTCCATGAGGGTACAAACCCTGAGCTGTCCAAAGGGCTTTTACTTTCTAACAATACTATATTCAGACTAAACGACAGCAACGTAAGAGTGCCTGTTTACACAGGGGATACGACAAGCGTAGCATTTTTCTATCAAGGGGTTGAGAAGCGCACACAAGCAATAAGCACATCAACAAACACAAACGCACAAATAGATTACGTTACAGTAAGTGGTCAAGACAACAACGACACCTATGAGGAAAGAGTTGTAGCTGATGGTGGCACAATAGAATCGTCAAGGTGCTTAACAGACTTTCTAAGGCAGTTAGATATAGGGCTTGTCGATGAGGTTTATGTAACGTCCTCAACAGGCACAGAGGTTGTTAAAATACTAAGCGCAGAGGAATGTAAGTACGAACCTTACAAAGTTACATTTGTAAATAAGTATGGCGCACTTCAAGACCTTACCTTTTTTAAGAAATCAGTAGAATCAACTAACGTAACATCTGAGCAGTTTAAAGCATCTATATTTGACCAAAGTACCCTAAGCTACAAAACACATCAACACCAACAACAAGCGTTTTTAGCACAGGGCAAGGATAGAATCACAATGAATACAGGATACGTCAACGATGATCACAATTCTGTAATAGAAGAGCTGTTGCTTAGTGAGCAGGTTTACTACACAGAAATTACAGAAACAGCTGAGGTTGTAGTACCTGTTATCCCATTGACAAAATCTGTAACATATAAAACAAGTGTAAACGACAGACTTGCAAACTATACAATAGAGTTTGAAAACGCTTTTGATAAGATAAACAATATAAGATAGTGCAAAACATTCAGCTATTTATAGAGGCGCAAAGAGTAGATATGTTCAAGGATGAGAGCGTATCTATCACTCAGTCTATTCAAAACGTAAAGGATATCGCTAAGGTATTTACAGAGTTTACCAAGACATTTACTCTACCTGCATCAAAAGCGAACAACAAGATATTCAAGCATTACTATAACTTTGATATTACAGGGGGCTTTGATGCGAGAACCAAAAAAGATGCTACACTTGAACTTAATAACTTACCATTTAAAAAAGGTAAGATAAAGTTAGAGGGCGTGGACTTGCAGAATCGCAGACCAAAGTCTTATCGTATTACATTCTTTGGTAATACTGTAACACTTAAAGACCTGTTAGGGGAAGATAAACTAAATTCACTTACAAGTCTTAATACTCTTAATGAAACATTTGCACCTGCAAACATCAAAACTGCATTACAAAGAGACCCTGCATCAAACGATGTAGTAGTGCCTATTATCACTCACTCAAAAAGAATTTACTATGATAGTGGGGATAACGCACACGATACAGGCAATCTTTACTATGGCAGTGGGCAAAAGCATGGACTTGCGTGGGAAGAGCTTAAATATGCTTTGAGGATACACAAGATTATAGAAGCGATACAAACTAAGTATAGTATTACTTTTAGCACAGACTTCTTTAATAGCTCAAATGATGTTTACTATGATCTATATATGTGGTTGCACAGAAAAAAAGGTAAGGTATCAAGTGGAACACAAGTGCCATCTTTTGTAAATGTTGTTGACCTTACAGGTGCAACAAGTGCAACAACACCATCGAGCAGTTTACCTGTTAGTATAATATCAACAGGTAATCTAAATGTGGTAAACCCATCAGGAACAACAGTAAGCAGGTTTAGATTAACATTAAGCAGGTCAGGGACAAACCCCTATGATATAAGTATAGCAAGAGATGGGGTTGAGGTTTTTTCTGAAAGTGGTATTACATCAACGTCAAAGGTTATAGATATAGATTCATTTTGGACTACTGCGGCAGCTTATACAGTTACACTAACATACACAAGTGTTTTAACATTTACAAATATAGAGTGGGATACAAGACTTATAGATGGCAGCACACTCATTACAACTACACACGATACAGGTAGCTACACAGCACCAACTGACTTTGAATTTATTATAAGTGAACAAATACCTGAGATTAAAGTTATAGACTTTTTGACAGGGTTATTTAAGATGTTTAACCTTACTACGTTTGTAGAGAATAGTGGCACGATATACGTTGACACCTTAGATAACTTTTATGCAAACAAAAAGTCAATAAGCACAGCATACGATATAAGCGAGTTTGTAGATGTAAAAAGCAGTCAGGTTAATGTAGCTTTGCCTTATAGGGAAATATCATTCAGTTTTGAAGATACAGATACATTCTTAGCTGCTACACACAATCAACTGTTTAATCAAGAGTGGGCAAAAACAGACTTTACACAATCAGATGATAGTGGTAACACAGTTGATGGTGCTTTATATAGCGTTGTAGCCCCATTCGGACACCCTAAATACGAAAGACTATTGAATCTTGATAATGAAGCTCAAACAGATATACAAGTGGGGTGGTCAGTAGATGATAACCAAGAGAGCTACATTGGAAAACCACTACTATTTTATCCTGTATATACAAACCCATCTGAATCAATAAGTTTTATAGATTTAGTCAATGCAGATGGCACTTATAACACACACTCAGAAATCACAGGAAGTGTAAATATGCCATCTAACAGCGTTTCTTTTAGCTCAGGCACATCGACTGCTAACATTAACTTTAACTTAGAGAAAAACGAGTACTCAGGCGATAGTAGTTTTACAGGCACATTGTTTCAAAACTATTACAGCACCTATATTACAAGCGTGTTCAACACAAAGAACAGACTTACAAAAGTAAAGGCATATCTACCCCTTAGAATCCTTTTGAACTTTACCCTTGCTGACAGGTTTGATATTAATGGCAAAAGATATAAGATCAACAGCATAGACACGAACTTAGCGACAGGCGAATCCAACATAGAACTATTAAACGAATTATGATACAGAATATCTTAGAGTTACTACCCTATGTAAAAGATGGCTCGGAAAACATCCGAATAGCTAAAGGACAGAATTACCTGCCTAAGAATTTTAGACAGGCATTTAAACAATTTAAAAACGATATGGAATGGCTAAAAAAATCCAAGTAGAGTTAGAAGCTAAAACCGATAAGGCGATAAAAGAAATTAAGGACGTAAAAGGCGAAATCCAAAATCTCACTAAGTCAACAGAAGACGGTTTTAAGGATGTAGGGGATGCTACTAAAGGTGTTTCTAAGGGTGTAAAAGGTATAGGTAATGCACTAAAAGCAGCAGGTATTGGTCTTGCTATTGCAGCGTTTGCACAACTATCAGAGATATTTAAGCAAAATCAAAAAGTAGCTGATATATTTAACACCACGTTTGAAGCGTTATCACTTACATTTAATGACTTTGTAAATTTTATCGTAGGTAATGCAGGTGCAGTTGTAAACACATTTACAGCATTTTTTAAAGACCCATTGCAAGGTATTAAAAACTTAGGTAAAGCAATTAAGGATAATATAATAGAGCGTTTTACTTCTGCCTTAGATGCCATTGGTTTTTTAGGCGATGCTATTGTAAAACTTTTCAATAGGGATTTTGCAGGTGCTGCTGAAAGTGCAAAAAATGCAGGTAAAGAGCTTGTTGATGTAGTTACAGGTGTTGATGATTCTTTTGACAAAACAGCAAAATCTGTAAGTAATTATGTAGGCGAAACAGTAAAAGCAGCTAAGGCAAATGTAGAACTTGGTAAACAAGCAGAGATAGCAAGAGTACGTCAACAAGGTGTAATAGAATCTTTTGATTTACAAGCAGAGAAACTAAGACAGGTGCGTGATGAAGAGAGGAACACCATAGATGAACGTATTGCTGCAAACAACAAACTAAAAGAAACTCTTGACGAACAGGAAGCGGCGATGTTAGCAAATGTAGATGCATTGGTCGCAGCTGCTCAAGCAGAGTTTAGCAAGAATCAAAACCAAGAAAATACTATTGCTCTTTTAGAAGCTCAACAGGAAAAGGAAGCAGTGTTGGCACAGATAGCAGGGTTTAGAAGTGAGCAGTTATCAAATGATCTTGCGCTTAATCGTGAGAAGTTAGAGCTTGAGCAATCCATAACTGATGCAGAAAGCGAAAGAGCAATAGAGGAAGCAAAGTTTACAGCAGAGCAAATAGAGAATGAATATGTGCGCTT